TCTATGAAATTCAGGCCCGTGATTATGTCTAGGCGCAAGGAACATATTCGCCATTCCAAGGCGGTCACACACGGCCCCCGGTGGCGGGCTTTGCGGATGCAGGCGCTTGAGCGTGACGGCTGGGCTTGCGTCCAGTGCGGCACCCACAAGCGGCTTGAGTGTGACCACGTTCAACCCGTCCGAACGCACCCCGCACTGGCCTACACGCTGACCAATTTACAAATTCTCTGCGGTGCCTGCCACACGCGGAAAACCCGAATTGAGGTGGGGCATAAGCCCCTGACCCCAAAGCGCCAACAATGGCGTGACCTGCTGCAAGACATGCAGCGCAACCCGTCGAGCATAGGAGATACATCATGCTGACATCGAGAAAGCTGGAACTGCGACGTTCCGAAATCCGCCAAAACCTTGCCGAGCTGGCAAACATCGAAACCCCGTCTGAGGACGAAACTCGCAAGATGGGCGAACTTGATACGGAATACCGCGCCAAGGAAGCCCAATACCGCGCTGCACTTATTTCTGAGGATGAGCAACGCGGCGCGGCAAAGGACGAACTTGAAACCCGTTCCGGGTCCGAGTGGGCCGCAATGATGGGTAACTTTGAATTACGCCAAGTCGCGCTTGCCTTGGATGAGGGCGCGGCCCTATCGGGGCAGACTGCTGAAATCGTGCAGGAACTGCGCTCACAAGGTGGCTATCGCGGCATCCCAATTCCGTATCAGGCACTTGAGCAACGTGCTGGCGAAACCATCGCGGGTGACAATTCTGATCCGATGCAAACGCGCCCTATCATTGAACGCTTGTTCCCCGGATCGGCAGCGGCCCGCATGGGGGCGCAATCAATCAGCATTCCGCACGGTTCTGTTGAGTGGCCAGTGACAACCGACGGCGCAACCGTTGGCTGGCAATCGACTGAAACGGGCAATGTTGGCAGCACGTCTGCTTACAAGACTGCTGACAAGGCGCTGTCACCTGACAATACTTTGGGCGTTCAAATGAAGATCACGCGCAAGGCTTTGAAGCAATCCGGCGCGGCTCTGGAAGCTGCTGTTCGGCGCGATATGAACAGCGCAATCGGTGCTGAAATGGACCGTGTTGTGTTCCTTGGTTCTGGGGCGTCTGGGCAACCTTTGGGCGTTATGACCACCCCGGCAACCTACGGGATCACAAGCACGGCTGTCACGGCTGAGGCTGAGTGGTCTGCGTTTCGCGCTGCTGTTGTTCGGTTCATGGCTGGCAATGCAGCGGGTTCGCCCGATGCTGTAAAGCTGCTGATCCGTCCTGAGGTTTGGGCGCATATGGATGATACTCTAATCAGCGGTACGGCTGTTTCTGAGTGGGACCGGATGCTGGCAAACATTCCGGCGGGCAACATTGTGATGACCACAAATGGCCTTGCTGCCCCAACTGGTGCGATGAAACCGACCAACGCCCTGATGACCACAAACGCGGGCGGCGTGTCGCCTATCTTTGTCGGTATGTGGGGCGCTGTGGATCTTATCCGAGATCCGTTCAGTGATGCACAATCCGGCGGCTTGCGTGTGACTGCGCTGGCGACAATGGACGTGACCGTTGCGCGTGGCTCTCAGCTTGAAATGCTGACGGCTGTTCAAACGGCGTCAAGCTAATGCTCTGGGGCGGTTCCAAAGGCGGGCTTGAAGTCCGCACCTCTGCGGACGGTTCTACCGTCCTCAGGGGCCGCTTTCCCTACGCAATCCCGACTATCCTTAGTGATGGTCGGGAAAAGCGCCGGGAAGTATTTGAGGCGCGGGCGTTTGGTGCATCCCTTGCCGATGGTGGTGACGTTCACCTGCTGGTGCATCACGACATGAACAAGCCGTTGGCATCCCGTGGGGCGGGTTCCCTGACCCTTGAGGATACCGACACGGCGTTAACATTTGAGGCCACGCTTGCCCCTGAAATGCGGTCTGTCGGCTATGTCCAAGACTTTCTTGGCACCTTGGCGGCGGGGCTGGTCGGTGGGATTAGTCCAGGCTTTCGGGTTTCCCAAGGCGGCGACTATGTGAAGCGATCCGGCACGGGCATCATGCGCGTGGTGCGCTCTGCTGACCTGATCGAGATTAGCGCAGTCACAAAGCCCGCTTATCCGGCGGCGCAGATCGAGGCCCGCAACTGGGGGCCGCTGGTAACGGTGCCAATGGTGAAACCTTCAAGTGCGTGGGCGCACTGGGAACGGTGGAGGGCATAACGTGACAGACTTATTGCGAGAGATTGAAGCGACCCCGGCAAGCTATCCGGCCACGCCGTCCGGGCTTTCTACCCCGGCGGCGGCGCTTGATGCTGAAATGATTTGGGAGCGGATCGAGGCATATACTCGAACCCGATACACGCCGCGCGAATTGGTGTGGACTGTCGAGGGTAGCGAGGGTGAAAACTGGACGCCCCCGCTGTCGCCTATCGCGTCCCACACGGCTGAAAAGTGGGAAAGCGGTGCGTGGGTATCAACGGCCTTGCCTGACGGCCCCGTTGGCCTCTGCCTGTCCTCTGACGGCGTGTTCAAAGTCACGGCGCAAGTGGGTGACGGTACCCCGCCTAAAGCTGTCTCTGAGGCATTCCGGCGGCTTGCTGAATACATGGCTGACGATACCGACCGGGCGGGCGTGTCCAGCTACAGCGTGAACATGGGCGGGGCCATTCAGGAAAGTTATCAGCGCAATGCGGCTCACGCGGCCCGTGCGCTTCAAAATAGCGGGGCGGCTGACATGCTGCGCCCATATCGGAGGCAGAAATAATGTGGCCATTCAAAAGCAAAACGACTGAGACGCGGGCGGCATCCGGCGCAGGATACACGGCGCAGATGATCCAAGCCCGAACGGCCTACATTACAGGCACAAGCGGGCGGGCCGAACTGACGGCCACGGTGCAGGCGGCAGTGACCTTGTGGGAAAATGGCCTGTCTGTGGCTGATGTGGAAGGCACTGACCTACTGACCCGGCGGGCGCTGGCAATCGCGGGGCGCATGTTGGCGCTGCGTGGTGAGGCGCTTTTCTACATCACGGATGAGGCGCTTATCCCGGTGTCAGATTGGGATTTGTCCACACGGCTCTCCCGTCCAACGGCTTACCGCCTGACACTGCCCGATATTGGCGGCGGCAAGTCTGTCACGGCCCTTGCGGGCGAGGTGCTGCACTTTCGGATAGGAGCGGATGCAATCCAGCCTTGGTATGGCACCGCGCCTTTGAAGCGGTCCAGCTTGTCCGCTGACTTGCTAGAAATTGTCGAGCGGGCGCTAGTCGAGGTCTATGGTGACGCGCCTTTGGGATCGTCTATTGTGCCAATGCCTGAGACACCGGAAACGGACCTTGCAGACATTGCACGGGGCTTTCGCGGATCACGCGGCAAAGTGCTGGTGAGGGAATCGGTGCAGGTACAGGCGGCGGGCGGTCCAGCCCCGGCGCAGGATTGGCGGGCGAACGATCTGACCCCCGACCTTTCCAAAGCATTGCTGGACAAGACGCTGGACCAAGCCCGCGACCAGATCAACGCCGCGTTTGGCATCCTGCCCGGTCTGAACAACAAAGCCACCACGGGGCCGATGGTAAGGGAAGCGCAGCGCCACCTTGCAAGCTGGACCTTACAGCCAATGGCTGAGGGCATGGCAGAGGAAGCCTCGGACAAGCTAGGCAACGCGGTCACACTGGACGTTATGCGGCCCCTACAAGCGTTTGATAGTGGTGGACGTGCAAGGACGGTCACAGCGCTAGTTAAGGCGCTGGCAGAGGCCAAAACAGCGGGCGTTGATCCTGCAATGGCCCTCAATTTAGTAGATTGGAAGGAATAACATGGCACTCGATTACACAGACGCTGAGGCGCGGATGCAATTCTATGCGGACACTATCGCGGTTGAGCCGCCCAAACGCTTAATTGGTGAGGACGGCGCACCCGCTCAAGAATTGATAAGGTTCTGCGTCCAATATGGCGCGTCCCTTGATTGGATTTTCATGGGCGATGTGCGCGGGATGATCCACAATAGTTACAAAGTGGCGCGGCACCGTTGACCGCGCCACTTTGCCTGTCTGGCTAGTTTCGGTCGTTCGCATCCGGCGTTTGTTGCCCCATGATGTGATCCGCGAGAAAAACCAACCGCGCGGCTAACTCACGGGCTTGATCTGGGGTGACTGAAAGCTGCACGGCCCCAGCTTTTTCTTGATCGGACATTATGGCCATAAGGTGCGCTTCCGAATTTGCATACTCTAACCGCGCCAAGATGAACATGTCCGCTGCTGGCATGGTCAAGTAGCCTACCATTGGCTTTGCGATGATGTTGCCTGCATCGTCGGTGTCAAAAACGTCAGTCGGGTTCATAGCGATTCCTTTTTGTTTGTGCCCTACACAAACATTGTTGACGCATCTCTGATTGTGTGTCAAACAAACATTATGCAGGCAAAAAAATTCAACACCCTTATGTCAAACGCGTTCGCTGTCCCTGAGAAATCGGTAACAGTCTATACCCGAATGCTTAAGGAAGCCGGGTTGCTGACATCTGGAAAAGGCGGTCGCGCTGCCCCTCACATGACGCCGCTAGACGCTGCCCGTGTCACCATTGCGTTGCTGGCGAGTGATGCGCCAAGTCAAGCTGTGGAACGGGTCAAGCGGTTTGGCTCAATTCCCTACAGCCCCGAATTTGAAAAGACGTGGCCTTGGTATGAGAACATTGGCCAAGACCGCTTTTCCGCAATCTTTGAGGGGGACACCTTGGAAGATGTTCTAGCCTTTATGTTTGGACGTGTAGAAGCGCTGGGCATCAAGGGCGCTTCTACATGGTTTGACGAGAATGATTTTCACCTGCGGATTAATGACTTCAATATCCTTGCGGAACTAGTGAGCTGGAAAACCGTGGACGGCAAGCCTGTGGGCGAAATTGTTGCACCGTTCCAAGGTGATCCGATGGACCCAAACCAAAACAAAATCACCGGGCACATTCGCACGACACGGGAAGCCACTACCCTGAAGTTTTTTGTAATCGGTGTCGAATTGGCAGAGGGCAACATTTAATGAACCAAGTAGTTGTCATATCCCCCGACGAACTTAAAGCGCTGATACAGAGCGCCATTTCTGAGGCACTGGGCGCTACTAAAGGCCCTGAGGCTTGGTTGCCCGTTGCAACTGTCGCGGCCCGTCTCAAGAAATCCGATAAGACAATACGCAACTGGTGCAAGGAGGGCCGCTTCACCCGCGTCTCTGGCGGCGATCGTTCGCCCTACTTGATTTCTTCTTTGGAGGTCGATGCGTTGAGCGTTTCCGCCAATTCATCCCCTGACGCTTCGTAATATGTCAGCAACTCATTCAGGTTTTTATGTCCAGTAACCCGCGCCAGATCGAGAATGTTAGTGAACCGCTTTGCCAAGCGGGTGATAGCTTCGTGTCGCGTGTCATGGAAATGCAAGTTTTCAATCTTGGACCGTTTGGCGGCGGCACGGAAAACACTGTCCCGGCTATCCGCGTCGATATTGAACGGATGCTGTGCGGGTTCGGTTTGGTTGCCCCTGACCGCCTCAAGAATTTCCAGCGCTCTTGTGGTCAAAGGAACATCGCGGGCGTGGTCACTCTTGGTTTCGGGCAAGTGGACCACGTTGCCGCTGACGTGCCTATTGGCAATGTCACGAATTTCGCCGGAACGCATGGCCGTTTCAATAGCAAACAAGAACATCGCGCCCGTGATCTGTTTTTCACTGATCCACGGTTCGCTGTCGAGATCCAACGCCTCAGTCAGTTTGTCAATTTCATCTTGGTAAACCCTACGCTTGCGCCGCTTGGCACGCGCGGGGCGTCTCACATCCTCCATAGGGTTGATGCGCAGCAATCCCCATTCTTTGGTGGCCGTGACAAAGACGTGCTTAAGAAGGTTCATTTCACGCGACACGCTGGCGGGCTGAACTTTCCCCAAGCGCATATCACGCCACGCTACAAGGTTGGCGGTGGTCACGTCGCCAATGATGTATTCCCCCAAGGGCTTGCCGCTGACCAGATCGGCGGCAAACCTGTTGAGGCGGATCACTTCCCAGCGCTCACCCTTTTTGCCTTTGGATCGTTCGAGGGCATAGCGGTCAAAGACTTGCCGCATTGTGTCGCTGCTGTCAGTTCCGCTGGCAATACCAACCTCAAATTCACGTGCCCAAACCTGAGCGTCACGCTTAGTTTTGAAGGTCTGGGCCTTGCGAACGGCCTTACCGTTTACGCGCCGCGCAACCTGAGCCTGCCAACCGTGGGCCGTTTTAAGAATCGTCGCCATGCTCAGAATAGTAACTGCGTAGTAACTGACATGGCAATGAATGGGTCACGTTCTTCCCGTGGCCTTCCCAAACCAGCACAAAACAAGGACAAAGGAAAAACAATGACCGAACATGTGCCGTACTTGGTAAGTAATGGTGCCCCCACACGGACTCGAACCGCGGACCTACTGATTACAAATCAGTTGCTCTACCAGCTGAGCTATAGGGGCATTGCGAGCGATTTAGACGGTTCAGCGACCGGTGGCAA